CTGGAGTTGATGGAGTATTTATATTGATTTATCCAGGTCCTAAGCTTAGATGCGGTGAATTAGCGAATATTTGTTGGTTTAAGGTCCTTATTCAAAACAGGGTCTTGATACATGAAGCAATCCAATATTCACCTTTTTTCAAGAAAATAATACCAAGCAGATATATATCTTATAGTGAATGGCTATCTACTGATATTCACAGGCTAGAGCATTATCTCAGATGTTATGATAAGATTTTGATGGCATACATGTCATACATAACACTAAGATCTAGACCAGACTTGAGCATGATCATGATCAATAAGCTGAAGGAGTCCAAATTTGATGAGATGGATGTAGAAAGGGTTGATTTTAAAGAAGCGGAGGCCTTTAGTAAGAACATCGAAACAGAATTTGTTAATAGACTGGAAATAACTAATCTTTTAGAAACTGATGACACCGATGTTCTAGGACTCATAATCTCAATATTCATGGAAGATAGAAGATCAACCTCAAAAATGATTCAAAATGTGAGATATTTAGTCATGACATCAATCTCGATATACCCTAAATACTCAGATGTCTTTGACAAAATGTCAGATGCTATTAGATCACCTCTACAGCTGTACTTACTAAACAGATCATTAGACTACTATAGGAGAATGCAAACTTGGTCTGTGAAAGAATCTGTCAAATTTGGCAAAATCTACTTTGATCCAAATAAAAACATATACAGAGAAACTTTGGGTGGATCTATAATTATGCTACCTTCACCATTCAGTCAGCCAGATAGGAAAATCGAGTTCCACGAGGTGCTTTGTGAGATGTACTTCACTATGCTGTTCAACAAAAACCAGGATGACCCAACTCATTCAAGTTTCCAAGTCTTGGATAAGATAATAGAGGGGGAAGCTAATTTCGAAAAAGTTAAAGAGAAAAGCATGCATCTTGGTTATCATCCTGAGAAGACAGATTTAGAATTTGCGGAGCTCATAATGTCAGAACCATCGACACATCAATTTTCAAGAGCTGCCATAATTCTAGGAACAAGATTCCACAGAGAAAGACAAGCTGATGGCTCTAATATGCAAATTGAAATGGCTTGCAAGAATCCAAATGTGAATAAAACTCTTGATGAATTTGCAACTTACAAATCTAGTTCAATATACGAGAATAGCAAGTACAACGGGACAAGATTAAGACAAAATGAGAGGAGAAAATGCATTGATGGAATAATGGAACTCCTTAAAGATGGAAACTCTAGGAGTTTTGATGTAGTACACAATTATAAGGATGAGGAGACTCATTATCAAGTGTTCAAGAAGAATCAAGTAGGAGGGGTTAGAGAAATTTTAATATTGCCAATCACCAATAGAATCAGGCTGAATGTCATTGAAAGTGTCTCAAAAAATATTTGTGTTCAGGACTCCAGAGAAATATTGACTCATGGAAAGACCAAAAATGATGCAATAAAGTCTTGTCTAATGAATTCAAAAATGTATCCTTCCAAACGGGCATCAATACATATAACAATGGATAAATCAAAATGGGGTCCGAGCTTTGTTCCCATTCAATTTATCTATTTATTCACTGAATTCAAATCACAACTGGGGCCTTTACTCCCATACTTCTGTGATTTGCTAATAAGACACCAAAACAAAAAATGTCTCATGCCTGATAGACTTTTGAGAGCATGGTTCATTGATGACATGAACTCAAAAACTCATTCAAACCCTCTCTTGCAATCAATCAAGGAGAAATTTCTCAAAACAAAAGACCTGACTTTGACCAATGAATCTAATATGGGCCAAGGCATCCTACATTTCACTTCTTCTTATCTTCATTTGTGTATGATATCTTTCAGAGACAAGTTAT